ACATAATGACTACCAAGACTTCTCAACAGTCATTGCAGGTAAGCTTAAACAGATTCCTATGCTAGGTATTTGTAGAGGCTTACAGCTACTACACGTAGCACGAGGAGGTAGTCTGACGCAACACATTCCCGCTCATGGAGGTACTGTTCATAAGCTATTAACTTTTGAAAATGAAGAAATTGAAGGTTGGGAAGGTCTTGTTGTTAACTCTTCACACCATCAGTGTATTCCAACCAATGAGGTAGGCTACGCTGAAAAAGTCTTCCTGAGCAGCGATGGAATCACTGAAGCAGTAGTTGCAACTAACCTTGGTTTCTTAGGAGTTCAATATCACCCAGAGTATGTCAACTGTCCTCAGAGTGGTATTGACTTCTTTGTAGAACTAATGAAGAAAAATTTTGAAGGGATTCTATAATGTGTGGTCTCGTTGGTATTGTTGGTGCTAATCTACACTTGTTACACTATGAAGCTTTTAAGTGGATGCTTCACCTAGACACTGTTCGAGGAGAAGACTCTACAGGTGTTGCCTTACGAAAGAGCTTTCTTAACAAAAAGAAAAGTTCGCAAGTTATTGTAGCAAAAACAGAAGGACATCCCTCTAACCTAACTCAAAAGTTTCCAGAGTTGTTTGACACTAGAGGTGTCCTACATCTGAAGACTACAGAGCGTTATGACTTCTTAATGGGGCATAATCGAGCTGCAACTGTCGGTGCAGTAAACTCAACTAATGCTCATCCTTTTCATCATGGAGCTATTACAGGTTGTCATAATGGGACTATCAACCATGGCCTGCTTCAGTTACCTACTAGTGATGAAATCAAGGGTCATACCGACTCTGAAAAATTAATCTTTGCATTGTCTAAAGGTTGGTCTATTCAAAAGATCATGGACACAGTAACTGGTGCTGCTGCTATGACTTGGTGGGACTCTGAACTAAAAACTTTTAACTTGTATCGAAATAAAGAACGACCTTTATTTTATACACACAACGACGCTAATACTATCTTTGCTTATTCTAGCGAAGAGTGGATTCTACGACTAAGTTTGAATAAAGCTAAACTACCTGAGTTGTCCAAAAACATTAAGGAGTTTCCAGTAAACAGCTTAATGTCTATTACTGTAGGAGAAACTAAACTTGAGGAGGTAAAAACAGTTGTAATCGCCCCTTTATTTGTGAAGACGACTACAGCGGTTGGTGCTAGTAACGTACACCAGTTACCAAATAAGAATAGGAAAATAAACCTACATAACCATGAAAAACCTAAGTGGCTAAGGGAGGTAATGGATAAAACAGAACCCTTTCGCAGTGACTCCGGTTGGTTGGACCTTACTGATCTTAGTAAGAAAGACTTTGACTACAATTCTCGCTATGGTTGCGCAGCTTGTCAAGTAGATCTTGACTATGAAGACCATCTAGAAGGCTTTGTTAAGTGGATGGAGAAAGATACTCCCTTCTGCTTAACCTGCTCTAAAACCTTTAAAACCGCTTAAGGAAGTAAAATGGCTATCATTAATAACAAAGAGTTTCTACTAGGTTGTGACCCTGAAGTTTTCGTTGTAGACAAAGACGGAAACTTTGTAAGTGCCCACGGTATGATTCCGGGCACTAAGGCTGAACCATTGAAAGTAAGAAACGGTATGGTTCAAGTTGATGGTATGGCTTTAGAGTTCGGTATTGATCCCTCTGCTACAAAAGAAGACTTTGTATACCGTATCAAAGATGTAATGAGTCAACTGAAGGAAATGCTACCAGCAGGTCATAGCTTGTCAGTTTCCTCTATTGCTAGGTTCTCTCCTGAGATCATGGCAGCTCAACCAGAAGAGGCGCTAGAGTTAGGTTGTGACCCAGACTACAATGCCTACACACTAGATAAGAACCCTCGTCCTACTCTACCAGATCCTAATATTCGATCCGCTGGTGGGCATGTTCACATTGGATGGGGGAGAGGTATGGCTTCTACAGATCATCGACACATTGCTGCCTGTGGAGCCTTAGCAGCTGAGTTGGACTACTATCTAGGTGCAGCTTCTCTAGCTTGGGACAAAGATGCACTACGTCGTTCTATCTATGGGGCTGCTGGCGCTTTTCGCCCTAAGCCTTATGGCATGGAGTATCGCTCAGGTTCTAACCAATGGTTAAGGTCAGAAGAGCTAATCGGCTTTGTGTACGACACTACAATTCAAGCTATTCGTAGTGTTATGAAAACTGAAGACTTCAAGGGTTCTACTAATCAAAGCTTCTTTCGTGGTTCTGTTAATCTTTCCGCTAAAGAAGTCATTAACTCTAACTGGTCTTACATCGGTGAGTCTATCTATCAAACACTAAAGGAAAGCTATGTTCAATAACGATGCAGAGTATGCAAAATCTCGAATTGTAGGTAGCTACATGAGAGGTAAAACTCAACTTTATAAGATTATTGATATTGTTTCTAGAGATAACGTCTTAGACAAGTCAGTAATCTTAGCATTAGATCAGGATAAAAACTCAGTACAACTAAAGATAAAAGAGTTAGAGTTTAGCTTTGGTAAACTAGGTTACGTGAATGACGTTAACTCAGGTATTGCAAGTTTTATTAGCAGACTCCCCCTACGTCGAGACTACCGTCAAGGTTTACGTGCTTATCAGTTGATATCTTACAGAGGTGGAGGGACAGGTTCAATCACCGAAAGTTGGTTAGAGCAAAATACTAAGTCTGTTTACAAGTGTTTAAATAATATTTTCCCTAAGCTTGAAAAGGTAATTGAGTTATCAGAAGAATATAATGGAGACATTGCCTTTAGCAAAAACTTTGCATTGAGTAGTAAGTACAAGTTGTTGTACCGAGGCTTTGTTATCGGTGATCTAAACAAAGATGATAAGTTCAAACTCAACCATAGCTTCAACTTTGTTGAAGAAGAATTTGTTAAGGAAGTAGGACATGACAACCTTTCTCGATAAAAAAGTAAGCAAAGTCTGGGATACCAAGATAAAAACTGGAGACCTAGGAGTTGAGGTAGAAGTAGAAGGAAATTCTGTACTACCTGAAGTAGTAACTGATGGCTGGAAAGCAGTTAAAGATGGCTCATTGCGAGGTGAAGCTAAAGAGTATGTGTTTTACCAACCGTTAGGTTTAGAAGACACTGTAGACGAGATCAATAAACTTTATGATCTTATTGACGGTAAGATTATCGATTCGATGAGAGCAGGTGTTCACGTTCATGTTAACTGTCAAACCTTAACTCTTCGACAGTTGTTTACTGTTATGGCTGCTTACTACTGTATTGAAAACCTTTTAACTGAAGAAGCAGGAGAGGAACGTCAAGGTAACCTTTTTTGTTTAAGGTTATCAGATGCTGACTATGTTAACACGGGTATTATGAGTGCCTTGTCTCAGAGAGATATCAAACTAGATGGAGGTATTTTCCATAATGAAAACCTTCGTTATGGAGCTATGAATCTTGTTAGTCTTAGCAAGTTTGGTTCGTTAGAGTTTCGCGCTCTTAGGACTCCTCTCGATCGAAAGAAAGTGATTCAATGGGTAGACACTCTGTTTACTCTAAAGACTAACGCTGTTAAGCATTTTAGTGATCCTGTAGAGTTGCTATCAAGCATGTCAGCTAACGGTGCTGCTGAAGTTGTTAAAAAGTTGCTAGGTAAACATGCAGTTCGTTTTACAAGTAAAGCTAACTTTGAAGAGTCACTATACGAAAGTATTCGTCAAATTCAACATTGGGTGTTTTTAACAAACTGGGAGACTAACTGAAATGGCTACTGAAAACTTTGTTTACCCTTATCGTCAAGCTTCTATGAGTGCAATTGCCTTAGCGCAAGGTATTCATGGAAAAGTACTTCGTCTAGAAAACTCAAGGTTCCGTCCTTCTGCAAAGAAAACAGTTATTAACTGGGGTTCTACTGTAGTAGACCCTAAGCTAGTCACTGTTAAGGTAATCAATAGTCCAGAGCTGGTTAAACGAGCTAGTAACAAAAAAATCTTTTTTGAAACAGCGAAAGCTGCAGGAGAAGAAGGTCCTTCGATTCCAGAGTTTACTTTCTCGAAAGAGGTAGCTAGTGGCTGGTTGACGGAAGAAAAACCAAAGAAGTTGTTTGCTAGAACAGTGCTAGCTGGACACTCTGGCGAAGGTATTGTTAAGGTTAATACTCTAGAAGAATTAGAGCCTCTGCCTGAAGGAACTCTTTTTGTAGTCTATGTCCCAAAAAAACGTGAGTTTCGTTTCCATGTAGACCGTATTACTGGTGTTTTTTGTACTCAAGAAAAGTTGAAGAAAAAAGAGGTACCTAATGAAGAAGTAGACTACCAAATCCGTAATCTTGCCAATGGCTTTATTTTTGCTAAGCAAGACATTGAAGTACCTGACGGATGTAAAGAACAAGCAGTAAAAGCACTAGCAGTAACAGGACTAGACTTTGGTGCAGTAGATGTTATCTATAACGAAAGGCAAGAGAAAGCTTATGCTCTAGAAGTTAATACTGCTCCGGGGCTAGAAGGCTCTACTATTTTCGACTACGTTGAAATGTTTGAAAGGCTAAAGAATGGTTAACGCTTACTTAGCTCAACCTTTTGCTACTGCACTGTATAGCTTGTACAATCCTACTCACGTAGGTTGGTTTGATCCTTATTGGTTAACTATCCAAAATAACTGGGTAGAATTCTATACTAACCGTAGGGGCACACTAGCACTGTTAATTCTGAATGACTTTAAAAAAAAGTTTAAAGAGACTAAAGTACTTAAACGCAAAAACTTTGAAGGTTTTGAAGAAAGTCTAGAACAGTATCGAACAAACTTACTGTTTGAAATTCGAAGTTATAAAATAAACTCTATTGATAAGAGAAGGTTTTTTAACTACACTAGGATGATGAGTGTAACCGCTGAACTTGAAGATCGGGGGTTAGCTAACTGCCTTAGCTACTTACCTAGTATCCTACCACAAAAAGTAACAAGAAATGAGTTAGAGCTACTAGTAGAAACTTTCTGTTACTGCTTCAAGCACATTGTAAACACCTTAACAGACTTAGAGGTTGACAAACAAAAACTAGAAGAATTAGGACTACCAACTACTGTGGAAGAACTTAGACTGCTTGTAGAAACTGTCAGAGATCCGGGAGAGTTATTCGACTGGCATAAAACTTCTGCTGGCTTTGAGTGGTGGTCTTCTATCTACTTGAAACGTAAAGGAGATTTCAAGTACCATGTTAACGAGTACTTGAACTCTTTGCATTCTGAGTTAGAGTTACCTACTAGGTTAGCACCTATTCCTACAAAAGGCTATACTATCAAAGGATTATTTTAAACAAACAAGAAAGCCCCTGTCAGCATTGCGCTGGCGGGGGCTATCTACTTTTCTTTTTTTTTTTTTTGTGTTAGTCACGTTTGTTAGAGTTTACAAAGTAGTCATGTAGTTCTTTACGAAGATCTTTCATTTCCTGTTTAATCTCTTCAACAGCTTTTCTGTCATCTTCTCTACGTGAGTCTCTGTTCTTAATTTCTAACTCTAGCAACTCTATTTTTCTGTTGTTTGTTAGTACTGTTCTTATTAGCCAGTATATAGCCCCAAAAACACTAGCAACAACTCCTGCAACTATTTCATTTATCCACTGTTCCATAACACCCTGCATCATATCCTGTAATTAAATCTTCACCAGCAAGGATAGTTTGAGGACCACCGTCGATAAGAAGAACATCGTTTAGTTTGTCGATCTTAGGTGACAAACCATCGCAAAGCCCTTTATCACTCATTGCGTTTTTGTTGTCTAAGCCGCAGCCTGTCAACAGCATCGCTAACAGAGCGAGTATCGCTAGTAGCCTCATCTATCCTTCTCCTAGTTTCAATATAAGTTTCTTGTTGTTGTATGATTACTTCTTGTTTAGTGTCTTTCACCCCTTTAGAATAAAGAAGATAACTAGCACCAAAGGCTAAAACCAAAGCAAGAAGAACCGCTCCTATTACTATTCTATTTGTTATTAAGCTCATCATTAGTATACTCTTTTCTTTTTGAAACTAACTCTGTTTGTTTTCCTGCCCAGTCCATTCCAAAGGAAGCTCCGATAAAGAGCATTAAAGGCCAAGCAAGTACTTCAAGAACTTCTACTCTACCGTAGAGACCTATGTAACCTAAGTAAACTAAGACTAGTACAGCTACTTCTCGCTTATAAGTTTTCATTAGTCTAACTCAAAGTGAGGACTGTCAGTCTCTCCTTTTTCCCTAGGCTTACCGTCTGAGTCCCAGTCTGCGCCCCAACGAATTGGGGTACCTAGTTCTTCAGAGGCTTTAAACATTGCGTTAGCAATAGTGTTAAACTTAGAAAGAGTAGTCCAGTCGATAGGATAAGGAGCTAAGTCTACAGCATGGCTATAACCATCTGGTTGAATGAAGTGCCTGCTAGTTAGCGTCCAAGTTACTACAGGACCGGGTTTAGTACGTCCTTGAGCATAAAGCTCTTTTTGTCTTTCAGGGGTTCTTACTCCTTCTAGTACAGTAAAGTCTTGAGAAGACAATTGAATTGCCCTCTCAATAACTTTTACTAGTCTAGGATGAACTCCCTTGAGGATTTCTTTAGATTTGTTTCCTAGTTGATACACTATGTTTCCTTTTTTTTTTAAGCTGATCTACATGTTTGTTTTATCATGAACGAGTAGGCCAAATAACATTAGTAGGAAAACCTTCTTGTTCTGGTAAATCTAGTAAAGCTTGCCTATAGTTGACCCAAGATAGTTTTTCTTCTTCAGACATTAAACTCCAACGAACAGCACTTCCTGGAATTTTATCTACAAGTTCTTCAAGTAATTTATTACGTAAAGATCTAACTTCCTCAGCTGTTGCTAAAATAGATTCAAATTCATTTTCTACTAGAGATACTGTGTTTCCGTTTTCCATATCAACATTAATAATCAAATCTTTAACTAGCATAGAAACCTCCCATTAAAGTCAATTTAGACCCAGTATTAATTGTATTTGCTCCATTAGTAATAATTCTAAGTGAAGTGTAAGGATTAGTAGTAGTTAAAGTTACGCCTGAATTTCCTTGAGGAAAATTAGGATATTTATAATTAAAGTTGTAAATGTCAAAAGAAGATCTAAAACTACTAACATAGTTATCGTTTTGGTTTTGACTACCAGTTGTGTAATAACTAGTAAGAAAATTTCTTAAAGTTACCCAAGTAGAACCATTAACACTACCTTGAAGTAGCCAATAAACAGCTCCCACATTTGTCATAGTTACCTCATTTGTATAACCATAAAGAGTAAGAAAATCGTAGTCACCTAGATTAGACCAAGTAACAGAATTAACATTTGTAGCTAAAACCTGTGAACTAATAATAACTTCTGATCTGTAGTTAACAGTAGAAGTACCTCCTAAAGGAGAAGATACAGCTACAACGCCTAGAGCGCCACTACCCCCAGCATAGTTACAAGAAGCTGTACCGCCAACACCTCCAGTACCAATAGTGACTTCCATAAAGATAGGATTTGTTGTGCCTGTTAGTAAACTAAAGTTTTTTACAACACCAGCGCCACCTCCTAAACCTGAACCGCCTGATGCATCAAAGGTACTAGGAGCGTCACCACCAGCGCCACCTCCACCTGCACCGTAACCAGTAGCATTTGAGCCAACCGAGTTAGGTGCACCACCAGTACCACCAACGCCAAATACAGTACCAGTACCAGAAGTACCGCTTCTTGAAGTAGAACTTGCGCTGGCTCCACCAACACCGCCATCAGCAGAATAAGTAGCAATAATAGGTCCTGTTGCACTTCCGTCTCTAAAAGTAACGGTAGTTGTGCCACCTGTACCTGCAAAAACGTTAGTTAGATAGCCATCATCTCGACCGCCACCACCACCTCCACCACCACCCGCAAGAGCGATTGTTAATTGACTAGCTTGTCCTAAATTATAAATACCAGAAGTTGTGTAAAAACTCTGTCCACCAGAAGCAGAACCACCATACTTAATTGTAGGGTTGTAAATAGTAAACCCTTGTTCGTCATCATGGATAACACCTTGTATTCTATTGTTTACAGTATTTACTGAAGTATGAGAAACTTCAAAACCAATAGAACCATCGTTACGTGCCTCTCTACCAATGTAAAAACCATTTGTAGCATAGTCTGAAACTGAACTTCTTCCGGCTAGAAAACCAGAACCTGCAGCTTCTAAGTTAAGAGACTCGTTAATTGTAACCTTGCCAAGATTTGCAGTAATTGCATCTAAACTTTGAATGTTTAGTTGTTCTGCTTCTAGTGTATGAGCTACTACTTTATTGCCTGTAATAGTGCCAGCTACAAGAAGGTTACCGTCGATAAACTCAGCTTGAGCTACCCAACTACCACTATTATAAATAAAAGCTTTAGTTCCACTAACGTGAGTAGTAGCAATAACAAAACGATCTTTCTCAACAGGTAGGATGTTAGGATCATGCAAAGCATCCCAGAATACTGCAACATCAGGAGAGGTTAAGTCTGCTGAGCCTGCATCATAACGCCACCAACCTGCTCCTCTTTGCCCCGAAGAACCATTCTCAACAAGTTTGACAGGAGTAGACCAGTTAATAACACTGACTGAGCCTGTAGCTCCTAAGATAGACAAGTTTGAGCTAGCTACGTAGACAGGGTTTGCCCCTGTAGGAACACTAACTGACCAACCTGCTGGAGGATACAGAGTGTTACTTGTAAAGCTATAAGAACCACCAGTAGGTGTAGCTGGAACTGAAGCTGCTCTTATGTAAACTAGAGCATTGTAGTTAGAAGTGCTAGGATTTACATTAGAGACAACCTTTACAGGAGTAGACCAAGTAGCTGCCTCTGCGATACCTGTATCACCAGTGACAGAGAACAAATAATTACTTGAATAAGTGTTTTCTTTAACATTGCTAACTAACATTGAGAAACTAGCCGTGTTCTCTGCTGTAACAATACTATTTCCGGTGTAGACTGTAGTAGAGACATCCCAAGCAGTACTGAGGTTGTATTGGTAAATAGAGTCAGTAGTTGTTCCAGCAACAAACAATTGCTTACCTGAAGAGTCAAAACTGAAAGCTCTAGGTGAAGCTGCAATTGGAGTAGGAGTAGTTATAACATCCTGACTTGCTAGTGAGAAAGATTTACCAGTATAAGTAACAGTAGTTAGATCCCAAGGTACAGAAAGAGAGTATTGGTATAAGCTAGTAGTAGAAGTCCCTAAAACAACTAGTGTAGTACCTTCTGCATTGATAACAAAGTCAGTTGGGGTTGCATCCTCACTAAAAACAATAGATTGGGCTGAGTTTAGGCTAGCAGTAGTGATATCCCAAGGAACAGATAAGTTTACTTGTTTCAACCTATCGCTAGTTGTACCTAGAATATACAACCTATAACCGTCTTCGCTAAACTTAATACCACCAACGTTTGTTTCTATTGAAGAAATATTGAAAGCACCTTTGTTAGGTAGGACTAGAGTACTAGGATCCCAAGGAGTAGAAAGAGTGTAAGCTCTTATAGTATCGGCAGCTGTACCTACAATGTAAACAGTATCACCTGTGTTATTAAAGGCAAAGGCAGTAGGAACTGTCTCTACAGGAGCTTCTGTAGGGTAAGTAGTAGTGTTAATACCATTAAAAGAAATAGAGATTGTGTCCTGCACAAGACTAGAAACTTCTAGTTTTTCGTTAGCACTAAAACGTCGCAACCTATCAGAAGCACTACCTAACATGAAGTAGTAGTTGTTGCTAGGAACTGAAGAATACCAACCTGTAGGAGGAGTTAGAACGTTTGTTCCAAAGTTGAAGGTACCTTCACCAGTTGTAGGTGCTAAGGGTGCTGAAACACTTTGTTTGAATACTGTTGCAAAGAAGACAGACTTGCCTTGTTCTCCAACAAACTTTGAGAAAGAGATAGTTGTAGGAGGTCGAATAGGTAGTGTTGGCAGGCTGCTAGAATAAACATAGTAAGCTACGTAGGTGTTTGTACCTAGTGTGTAACTTTGTGTGTTAGTAGCTGCATCCGCACTGTTTGCATAAACTACCGCAACTTGGTCTGCTGTTGATCGTTGAATTGTAAAAGAGTTTAGCGTTCCAGTTGAGTTTGTAGCTAGTACTCTCTCAGACTGACTTCCAGCTTGGTTTACTGAACGAACAGCAAACTGATAAACACCAGAATTTAGTCCAAGTATATCAAAGCTATTTGTAAAGCAAGAAGATAGTACCTGCCAAGTAACACCGTTGTTAGCAGACATTTCTACAATAAAACGGCTAACAGAAACAGTGTCTGGGTAGGTCCAAGTAAGTTTACCTGAGTTTGAACCGAACAATCCTTCAGTAGGAGTACTACTTGTAAAAACAACACTAGTAGGTTTAACTACTTTATTGTAAACAGCTAGTTTAGGACTAATATAAGGCACAGTATCAGGAACGTTCCAAGCAATAGTAGTGTAGCTATACTGCCTAGCCTCGATAGCTGCTGTAAGATCACCATTAAGTTTAACAGACTCGATCTTCATAACTTCGTTGAAAATGTTTGTAGTGCTATCTGTAACTAGTACGATGTCACCCGGTTCTAGTAGTAAACCTTTCTTACCGACAACAAACTTAGCTCTCATTTCTCCTCGAGAAGTTCTAACTACTTGTTCTGCTTTAGCTAGAGCATGGTAAGGATCAGAAGTACAAGGTAAATATAACTCTGTTTTGAGTAGTATGTTAGAGTCTTCGGCTAAGTAGGTATTGTAAGCAGTAGAGTAAGCTACAGGCCAAGTAACTGTGTCGTCTACAAAGTTTTCAAACTCGCTCATGAAACGAACAACACATTGGTTGTAACGAGAAGAAGAGTCAGGGAAGTCTAGTTCCATACTACCGCGAATAATGTCTGACTCTGTAATAGTTGCAGCGATTAGAGCTGTTTGTTGTTCAACAGTTTCAGGAGCATCTAGTCGCAGGAAGTACTTACCACCTGACCAAATTAACTCAGCCTCTTCCATTGACTCAAGTAATAGTTCAATGTTTTCTCTAATAGATCTTTCAGTGTCTAGTACTACGTTACACTCGTAAAGTTTTAGAGTTACTTTAGGCAACGCTGGTTGAGTTGTTATAGTTCCATCTTCGTTTTCAACATCAGGACGTTTTCCGTTGACTCTACCGTCTTGCGCGTAGGTAGAAGGTAAAGGACGATCACAAAGTAGTTTAGCTTTGTAGAAGGATTCAAGGTCTAGTAAAGTACTAGACAACCCTTTACCATAAACAGTATTAGTCAAATAGTCAAAAAGAACTAGTGCAGGGTTGTTAGAGTAAGCCTTTGTTGAAGAAACAGAATAAACTCCTGTCCCAGAGTTATAAGTAATGTCTTTTAGTTTGTTTCCTTTGACAAAGAAAGAAACGTTAGGTGATCCATTGTAGTTGTAGTCTTCTCTGTTCAACCTAAAGCAAGAAGAAGCGTAGGCTACGTTAGTGAAGGTGTTAGTGCTAGGAATACCGTTGGCAGTAGCCATAGGGTCAGCTACACTACCTCTTTTGAATACATGAATTCTTTGTCCATAGGTCAGAGAAGCGTCGTTCCAGTTCTTGTCGTCTACAGTAACATCTACTACAGACTCGATTTCTCCATAACAGATAGCCTGTTGAACAAAAAGAAACTCACTTTTAGAACCAGAAATATTAGCACTTAACCCAGAAGCAAAGACTTGAGTTGGATTGCTTGACATGACAAGTTCGTCAGCAGGGGAAGAAGCTGAAACGTAAGTACTTTTTAGTAAGTGTTTAACCTTACCTCCTGAGACTTTAGCTTTACCGTAAACTACAGGTAAATAGAAAGGCTCTCCGTCGATTGCTACGTTTACTTGCTTTCTTTTGTCCATCTCTGCTTTTAGTTTTCTCATACGAGCATTTTGATAAGCAATAGAGGCTACTGTAAATCCAAGAGAGACAATTACTGAGGCTGTAGTAGCAGCTACACCTGCAGCTATTAATGCACTTGTAAAAATTACCATTAGTCTTTACCCCACTTTAGGTTAACAGATTTTCCTCCAACGTAAACATCGTCGAAAGAAGTATCACTTAAGTTTACTTGATCCATACCGTCTTTAGAAACGATATAGCCTGAAATAGAGTCTAGAGAAGCCATAGGTGAGGCTACACTAATGATTGCTTGTTTAACCGAACCGTCATTAGATACTCTACCAGAGTCAATAAGACCCCGGTAGGCTACAAGAACATCACCTTCAGCTTTCAAAGGAAAACCAGTTGAGTCAAAAAATACTGCATAGACGGTGAGTTGTTTACCTGTAATACCTGCTCTTAACTCGTCTTGAATAGCATTGTTATGATCTATAAAGGTCAACTCATAAACTTCTCTGTCGATTGAACTTGACACTCTAGGAGGACCGAAGCCAACAATAGAGTTTTGCGAGTCATACTCGTTGAGTAAGAAAGTAAGGTCATAAGGAGCGCTAGTTACTCTTAGCACAGAAGTAGACAGGTAGATTTCACCTAGTAAAATAAACTTAGGATTAGGAAGATTTATTGCGGCTAACGCTGCTGCACTTAATTTTCTCATGTTATAGGGCCTCTAGTAGTCTGATTGTTCCGGGGTTGACAAGAACACCATCATCATAGATGATGCCTTGAAGTGTTTCTAAGTCTCTGTAGTACTGGATAGTAGGTTTAATAACAGAACCTGCATGATACATAATTTCGCCAGCAACAACAGCGTTTGTTAAGCTAGGATAAAATTTAACATTTCTATTTAAGTTTAGATGTGTAGTTACATCTTCAGTAATCATATAAATTTTTGAATGACCACTGAACTTAATAAAAGAACCTTTAGGTAGAAGTAATGCCCCGGCTTGAGCAAAGTTTACAAAAAGGGAAGTAGAGCCTACTATTGAAGTTGTTGTGAAAACAGTTGCGTCATTTGTAGCTTTAGTTTTTGTATTAACAGAGTTTAACTGTGGCATAACCATTGACTTAGAAGCAGAAACACCTGTAACCATACCTACTAAAAGTTCTTCTTCATTGTCTTTAGTTTGGATTTGAAAGCTTAACTCCCAGCGTTGGGCACCTTGCGATACCCTCTGCTGTTTGAGATTTACTGTGTCAGCCGAAAAAATAGGCTCATTAGATTCTATGGTGAGAGGAGCCACAATTGGGCTCCCCTCGAAATAGTAGACTGTCATTATCGTGATCCTCTCTCGCGATTGGTCATATTGACCCCAGCGGTGATCTCCGGAATCATACGGGCAATCTCTTTACGAGCTTGCATGGAGACGTCACCAGTAACATTAATGTTGAACACTTGTTGTTGTTTGTTCTTATTGTCTTTTTGTGAAACTTTAAAAGCAACAGGATTACTTGGACCGACACTCCCGCCGTTAGCAAAGGCAGGTAACCGACCATCGTTAGAGTTTAGTGTTTCAAGGAAAGGTAGCCAACGCTTTGTGGTTGCTGCATTTACAACATATTCACCATTAGAAAGCATTGCCATAATAGAGTCTGAAGTAGGACCACCGGGACCTGAAATGTAGCCGCCAGTTGCAACTTCCATAACTGGGCTTGCTGCTTTAAACAAGTTAAGCAAACCTCCACCGCCACCTCCGCCTCCGCCAAACATATTTGCAAAGATATTACCAAAGAGTTTATCTGTCATAGTTTTAGCAAAACTATCGATAATACTATTAGTGAAGGTGTCTAGCATACTTGTAAGAACACTTTTAAAACTAACTTCTCCTTTTAGGAAAGCAGCTATAGCACTTTGGAAAGAGTCTTTCATGGCAGTAAAGGCGTCAGGAAGCATCATTGCACTTTCCTGAAGACCTTCTAAAGCCCAGTTTAAGCTCTGAAGTTGGAAAGTAGCTCTAACTTGTTCAGCAGAGCCTGCTGTCATTACGTCACGTTCTTCAACCAAAGACTGAATTCTTTCTTCAATAGCAGCCTTAGACGCCAACTGAGCTTTGTTCATGTAAGCTAAAGTTGACTCGTCGATAGAGGAGTTCATCATAGAAGCCTTAGCCTTGGCTGCTCCAAAGGTTCCGTTGTCTAGAGAGTTAATCGCAAGTTGACGTTCTTGTCTCATTATTTCAAGCGACTGTCTACGTAGCTCTACTTGATCTTTTGTAGATTTGTTAATAGCGTCTTGTGCAGCTTTATACTTAGCTGAAGCAGAGACAAGGCTATCAATAGCACTAGAACTTATACCAGCGAGGACTTTCTCGTCGATGCTAAGATCCATTGAAGAAAGAGCTTCTGTAAAGCCTTCCCACCAAGTCTTAGCAGCAGCGCCGCCGCCACTGTCAGGAGAAGTATCAGGAGCATCAGGTACTGCTACGTCAATTTCACTCATAACTTCATCTATCTGTGCTGCTACTGCAGAGAGGCCAACTACAATATCTTGTCCTGTAATTGCTCCGAAAGCTTTTAGAAGTGCCATTCTTATCTGTAAAGCTCTAAGACGAGTTGTTAGTATTGTAATAGAGTTTAACTTTTCTCTAGGTAGTTGAATCAACTCTCCAAAGCTAATAGGATTGTCTGCTAGAGATCTTGCATATTCTAACCTATCTGTAAAGCTACTAAATTCTATTTCAGTAGTTCCTAGTTTACTTGCGAGTACACCTAGTGAGTCTTGAAAATCTGGTTTTATACCATTAGACATATCTGTTTGAAGATCAGTATAAGCTTTTTGAATATCTTCAATAGCTAAAACTGCATTGTCTCTAGCTTCAGGTCCCATTATAGTTAGAGGTAAAGGAGAAAGAGTGTTACCACTAAAAGAACTGAAGAAAGTTTCAATTTGACTCTCTAAAGCATTACCTTCTGTAAAGTAGTCGATGCTACGAGTTTCAATAGCCACTTGACGAAATAAGTCTACTATTTGTTTAACTATACTACTCTTTTGAGCTAGTATGCCCTCTTTCATAGCCATTGGAAGAGTTGTAAAAGCCTCATCACCAATTTGGTTATTAAGATCTAATAACTTTTTTCCAAGATTAGCAATTTGATTTTGAGTACCTAAAGTGGAACCAAAAATTTGATCAAAAGAGATATCTGTAGGTACAATGTTGACTACTTGACTTAGTAAAGTTTTGTAGTCAATTAGCTGAAACATCATAGCTTGTCTAGCAGCTTCTAGCTGTTGTAAAGCTGCAGCAGAATTTCCTGATACTGCAGCTGCAGCTTCGGCTGCAAGTACTTTTTCTACGTTTGCAAAAAAGCTTGGTAATTTAGTTAAATCAAAGTTGTCTAGACTTAGATTAACACCTAGATCACTTAACACTGTATTTACATTACTAACTAGTTCCTCATTTTTACTGAGATACAGTTTTTCAAAGATTTCATATTCTTTTAAAACTCTTTCTCTTTCGGCTTTGCTTTCATCAGTAGCATAACCTACTGCTGGAAAAAGAGGTAAAGTTTTGTTACTTACGTTAACAGTCATTTTAGTAAGATCAGAAAGTTTACGTTGTAACTCAAGAGTAGATCTCAAAGTCAACAAGTTCTTTTGTTCAGTTGTTAAAGCTTCAAGCCCTAGTTTAGCTTTTTCAGAATTAATCCTAGAAATAGCTTCTTCTAGCGAAACTTTTTCAGCTACAAACCCTACTTCATTCTTGTAGTCTTCTCCTATTTTCTTTAATTCAGCTGATCGCTGAGCATAAACTGCATTTAGTCTTTCTTCTAGTGTACCAGTAGAGCTACTCATCAGGGCTTTAGCAGAGTCACTCAAATAGCTTATTAGAGTATTCTTATTTCCCACCGGAGCCTTGAATACTAGTAAGTCTTGTAGAGCTTCATTGAGGTCTCTCTGAATCTTAGGGTTAATGGCTAACCCTTCGCTCATTGCAAAACTCATTGTCTCAACTAGATCAGCAATTATAGGATCTGTATTACGAAGACCTTCTAAGTCTATAAAGAAAGAAAGTGGTGTTTTTCCAGTAGTTACTGCAGTCGTTGCTGTTTCTAAGTCGGGTGTAGAACTAAACCAACCTTCATTTTGAGGTAATTGACCAAAGCCCATTTTGTCAATACTAGAGAGTATTGCAGAAATATTATTTGTTTGAGACTCTCTAGAACCTACTTCAGGAGCTTCACCTATAGTTCTATCAATGCTTCTAAGTAGCTCGTTAGCTTCCCTTCTTTCTCCTCTGGTTAGATTACCTTCCTCAGCATAAATTTGCTTTAGTTCTTCAAGTCTACTCACCGACTTCTTAAGACTAGCTCTCATATCTCCAATTTGAGATTCATTTAACCCACCTAAGTCAACTTTATCTAAGGCTTTAAAAGAACCACTTAGTTTTAAGTTACCTAGCTTACTATCACGTAGCGGTTCTAGTATACTTTCAATACTTTCTCTAGCAGCTCTACCACCAGCAGTAGTATCTGTGAAAAAGTTAGTAACACTCTCTTTAAAATTGTTCCATTTTTCAGTTAAGGAGTTGCCTTTTCCAAAAAGAATTAAACCAAGAATACCGATACCTGCTATCACTAAAGCTACTTTGCTAAACAGCAATGCAAAAATACCGCCAATAAATCGAAGCAGCATTACACCAATACTAAGTAAACCAGCTTTAAAACCAGCTCCCATTGCAGCAGCGATAGCCGCTTCAATACCTACACCTACTACTAGTGCTCTGAACTGTAACTTTATAAAGTTTACTAGTCCAACTACTGCTGCCTTAAGCTTCCTAGGTCCAGCAACTCCTAGTAACATAATACCAAGTAAACCGTACTCGAGAGCACTAGCTCCAAATCCAAAACCAGAACTTGCAGCATCTTGTCCTGCTGTTGCAGCAGTAGCAAAGATACCTAAAATAAGAGTAGCAAGAATAGCAGCACGTCCAACTCTACCAAATAGTACGTTACCTATAGCTCCTATTGGACCACCTATAGCTATAGACCTACTTCTTAAGTTTATCATAGTAGAAGTATAGAAGCTAGTAAAACTAACAAGAGCTTGTCTTAACTTATTACCAAAAACAGCAAGTAAAGTTCCGCCACCAATAGTACTATAGTACTGAAATCTAAACCAAGCAAAGAAAGCTAAGATTCTAGCTTTTAAGCCGATAGCTCCTGTAGCTGGCCAAAGGTAACCGGCTAAATTAAATCTTGGACCATTCACGGCCATTAGACCTGACATTAACCCAATGTAATTCATTACGAAATCAAGAGACTTGATAATACCTTTGACTGTTCCTCCGGGGCCAAAGACTAGCAAAGAAACAATACCACCTAAGGTTAGGAAAGTAGAAACACTGTTTCCAATATCGTTAAATACACCTGGAATTAAGTTTAAAACAGCTATTACAGCAAGTATTCCTGCAATAACTAGTTTACCCTTACCTAACAGTAAATATTGTAAAATACCAGCCTTACCCACTCCTCCTATTGAACGATTTAACAGAAGAGTAAGTCCAACATTGATAACTGTCATTATTGACTTGAAGTTACCAGTTAATAAAGCAATACCTGATCCGAAGAGTATAGTTTGAAGGATGTTACCTCCTGTACCAGCTAGATTCAATAAACCTGATACTAAAGAACCAAGTATACCAAACTCAGCTAGAAGACCTTGTGCAAAACCTTTTACAATATCTAGTAAAGCTTGAAGAATAAGGGGAAGGTTAGATAGAAAAGATGTAATAATTACACCTAGTAACTCTCCAAAGTTATTACCTAGATTAGTAAAGAAACCTTCTTGTACAAGTAGTTCACCTATTGAAGCACTTACCTCATTTAGAATAACAGCTAGTAAGCTACCTAGAGCTAACAATCTTATTTGTTGATATAGCTTTATACCAAAAAGTTCTGCTAAGCCTACGACAATTCCTGCACCTAAGATATCTGCTAAGAGGGGAGCATTCTCGGCTAAATACAACCAAAGGTTAGCAATTCCTTTAGCAAAATTAACTGCTAAATAAACTTCTACTTTTTTAATTAGCGAAATAAGAGTACTAAGAGCAGTAGCTGTTTTTAGTTTTAAATCGAAGTCTAATGAAAAGTTAAAAGAACTAAAAGATTTTAATTTTTCTAGCACGCCTGCCTTTAACTGGTTAGATAAGTTTGATACTTGAACAATTAAGTCACTAATAAACTGTTTTGCTAGTATAAAGTTAGAATTTTCAAAGTTAAAAATTTCAGAGAAATTTAGAGTTGTGTTTCTATTAGAGATATCTTTTACAAACTTGTATAGCTCTCTAAAAGAGCCTTTAACTTTTGTTACAAAGTTATTGATAATAGGCAGTACATTCTTCTCTAACTTACCAGACCAATCATAAATACCCTCAATAGTATCTGGCCAAACAGAGTTACCAACTAGGTAAATGTATAGATTATAAAATTCCTTTTTAACAGAAGTACTAAACTTTCGAATAGAAGAAATAGTTTTATCTAAATAAGAATTAGTTACAACCTGTATTTCTTTAAAAGTATTAGTAAAAGCTTTTCCTAGAACAATTAGGTAAGACTCAAGAATCAATAGTCCGGTTAAAACTTTAAGTACTATTGGTAGTGTTAATAGGTTGCGGTACAATTCTTTTATTAAATGATTACTAGCTCTAAGCAACCAATTAAAGTCTTCAAAAGTATCAAAACGAAACATGATAAGTTTTTGATTAACTAAGCCTAAGTATATACCTGTTTCTAGTAGAAAAATATTTGTTTGTCTAACTAGAGTAGTCATTTTGTTGAATACGTTAAACCATTTCTTACCTGCATTCTCAATTGCCATTGCTAAAATGTCTAGATTATCGCGTAACTCTTGGGGTGTTTCCGAAGTAAACACATTAGCTATAGCTCCAGCTACTGTATCGCTGAGTGTAATGAAATCTAAGAAGTTACCTCTAATATCAAGAAAACCTCTGGTTAGAGTTGAGAAAAACTCTAAAGTAGGAATAGCAACAAAGCCAAGATATAGTTCATTTAGTAAATTTAAAACAGGTAAAATTACTTTAGGCAAAGAGTCACCAATTCTACCAGCTATAGCACCTAGAACATTAAAAATACCGCCACTAACGAGCAGCATATCTTTAAATGTTTGTACGATGTTTAAACCAGCAATTTTCTCTGCCATTCTCAAATCAAGATCAATAGCAGCTTTGTTCAGTGAGTCTGATACTTTCAAAACACTAGAAGCAATAGTTTGGCTAAGTCTTAACCCTTTATCCAACTGTCCTACATAGTTTGTAACTGCATCTAAGAATACTACAGAAGCTTTAGAAATAGAAGGATTGATTTTTCCAAATTCTTCATTAATAGCACTTCCTTGATTTAGCAAAGATCTTAGTACTACATCAGTGGTGATACCACCTTCTTCTGCTATTCTCCTAAGTTCACCTATAGTGACACCTAGTTCGTCAGCAATTGCTGTTGCAATACGAGGAGCTTGTTCTAAAACAGAGTTTAGTTCTTGCCCTCTTAAAGCGCCTGCACTCAAACCTTGACCTAGTTGGAAAATAGCTGCAGTTGTAGACTGAGCAGAACCACCAGAGATAGCGATTGCTTTTTGTACGTTTTCAGTTACTTCTAGTAGAGTACTAGTTTCTACTCCGGCATCTCTTAACGCTAAGCCAAAACGATTAAAAGATTCTACAGAGCCATCTACAGAAGTGTAAGTTCTAGCAGAAATTTTTACTAGTTCTTCTTGAGTTAAAATTAGATCATCAGTTCTGCCTGTGACCAAAGCTATTCTATTTTCTAGGTCATTAAACTTAGAAGTTATAGCAACAAAACCGGCACCTAAAGCACCACCTGTTAACGCTAAAGTTATATTTGTAGCTAAGTTTGAGAAACCTGAACTTAAACTACTAACTGATTTAGAGATTTCTCTATTTGTTTTATTCAAATCTGTTTTAAGAGATTTTATTTCTTGTGAAATTTTGTTACTATCAATGTTTTTTACACCGATATTAGAAATATTACTAGCTACTGCTTTAGACTCAACTTGTAGGGTTTTAAGTCCAAGTGATATCTTTTTAAGAGCAGATTCAATGTTACTTTCATTAGCTACAATATCAACTTCAATTGTCATTTGTTAGCTCCTTAATAAAATAACCCCATAGCAAAGATACTATGGGGTATTTAATGACTATTTTTTTGTTGTGATTAGTTCTTTGACCTTAAAACCATTACTTAAGATAGTTCTCTCAATAAAATAGCGAGGAGCTTGTTTTGAACTTCCACTATTTAGAGTACCTATATAATCTTGAGAATTTGAAATTACTGCGGTAGTTCCATTTTCAATTTCTAAAGACCAACTATCTCTAGCTAAGCCAGTTTCTACTGGTGTAGCTTCTTTTAGGTCTTCTACTAATTTTGTAGTCTTTTCTTTAAATTGTTTTTCTGCATCAGCTTTGATTTTACTAAGTAATAGCTTTTTGTTAAATCTAATTATTGTCATCAAAAGGATTCTCCTCTGTGAATCTATTCTTAAATCTTTCAAAAAACTTCTGGCCTACAGAGGTGTTACTTGTTACACTAACTTCTTCTTGAAGCACTCTTAACGAACTGAATAAATCTTCAGGTTTCAATTTAGATCCGCCTAAAGACATAGCAATGATTGCAGCTCTGTTGTCTTCTCTCCAACCTAAAGGCCTTCGTCTAAAATATTCAGACCAACCTAATAGCTCTTCGTAGTCTAACTCATGTAACTCAGTTAGGGTTAAACCTAAATTATAAGCTAATTCGTAGTAGCTTAGCTCTTCTTCGCTGAGTCGTTTCCCTCAGTATTACGGACACCAGCAAGTTCAAGCACTTTTTGAGCAAGGTTAACTACTTCATCTAGTGGGAAAGAGTCTAGGTCTTCATCAGTAAGATCTTCTGCGCCAACAACACCCATTCGAATAACACTTCGTTGAATGTCTAGTCCAGACTCAGTAGAATCTTGCCCTTTAATTTCTTCTAGCTTTTTTTGGAACTCTTTTACTTGAGCTACAGTTAGCTTCTTTACTTCTACTGTTTCAGTTTCCATGAAAGTAACTTTTACTGCTTTTTGTGCTTTACCGACTAGATGTTTCATTCTTTATCTCCTAGAATATCTTTGTTATTTTCGCGAATGGACTCAATCATAGAATTAAGTTTACCCAGATTGGCAAGAGTAGTCATTACTTCTTGCACTTTATCTGTTTGTCCTTGGAATTCAGAGAGTCTTGCGATTGTTTTCTGTGTAGAAATAGCTACACTCGATTGCATATGTTTTAATGTCTCTTTGATGACATAATCATTTGAAAATGGTTTATTCATTATATATACCTATGTAGAGGGTAAGCCCCTGTAAGTTAATACAAGGGCTTTCTCTTAGTTAGCTAGTAGAAGTAATGGTGAAAGGACCATAGAAATCTGACTGGATTGATAGAGCTACTGTAGCAGTAGAAGCGTCATCACGAGAAGGTGTGATCAGTAGTGATTCTACTTTACCTACGAAGTAGATAAGAGCGTTAGGGATAGGAGCAGCTAGAGTACCACCAATACTTGCAGTTAGAGCAGTAGTTAGTGCAGGAGGCTTAGCTGGTAGAAGGGCGAACTGGAAAACTTTAGCTACACCGTCAGCGACAGCGTCACCTAGTGTACCTGTAGCGGAGAAAGCTGCACCGTTCTTTGCCCAGAGTGAGGGAACAAAGTTAATTGAGAGTTCAAGGTCAGGAGCATCTGACTGAGCACCGATTGACTGGGTTTGTGCTTGTCCATAAACAGGGACCTTGACGATGTTAGCAGGAGTACCGAAAGCAGGCATGTCACGAATGTTGCTGACTTCTACGAAGTTAGAAGCAGAAGCAAAGTTTGCTTTTAGGTTAGCTTCAGTTAGAGTAGCAGGTACTGCTGTACGAGAAATAGCTAGCGCAGAATACTGAGCAGCTGAAATAGAAGTAGGGTATGCCATATTTATTATTCCTTATACGGTAAAGGGGCCATAGAAATCGGATTGAATCGATAGAGCTACCGTAGCAGTAGAAGCATCATCACGAGAAGGTGTAATAAGTAGTGATTCCATTTTGCCTACAAAATAAATAAGAGCGTTAGGAACAGTACCAATACCACCAGCCAGCGCATTCAACGAAGCTGGTTTAGCTGGTAGAAGAGCGAACTGGAAAACTTTAGCTACACCGTCAGCAACAGCGTCGCCTAGAGTACCTGTGCCTGCCGCTGAAACTGAGGGGTTACCAAAAGTTGCATTGACTTTAGCCCAGTCATTAGCTACAAAGTTAATTGCTAGTTCAAGGTCAGGTGCGTCAGACTGAGCACCAATAGATTGAGTTTGAGCCTGCCCATAAACGGGAACCTTAACAATATTTGCAGGAGTACCAAAAGCTGGCATATCGCGAATATTCTTAATTTCTACGTAATCACCACGAGAGCCTGAAACTACTGAACCTGAAAAGTTTGCTTTTAGGTTAGCTTCGTTTAGTGTGGTAGGGACAGCAACTCTAGAGACAGCCAACGCAGAGTATTGCGCTGCTGAAATAGAGGTAGGATATGCCATTAGTTATTCTCCAAAGTATGAAAAAGGAACAGAGTAGTCTGCCCTTGAAAGTGTTGAGTCATCAGGATCTGGACCCATAAATTGTAATGAACTTACATTAGTTTGAATACTGTATGCTAGCAACTTATTTTGAAAAATAGAATTAAGTAAATTAGAGATAGTAGCTGGTTCTTTTTGTCCAGAACCTGCAACATAATAAATACTTACTACGACGAGACCTGTAACGAGTTTGTTATCTCTGTAGGCAAATTGATTTGCTTTTCCAGTTATTACGTTAAGTTTAAGGAAAGGTACCGAAGTAATTTTTCCTCTATAGTCAGAAGGATAAACGGGCAAATTTGCTAGTAAGTTATTTTGTGGTAAAGAATAAAAAGTATTAATAATGTCTTCAAACATTAAATACTCCTTACTTTTAGTTGCGTAATTCCAGGAAAAGTTTCTAGTTTCTCAAAACGATAAGTAGAACCTCCAAAAGAAATTGTTGAATAACGAGATCCATCTAAATCTTTTGTTCTAATAATTAATTCCTTTTCAATATTTAAGTCGCTATCTAGTACTGAGCTTACCTCTATGAACTCTATTGAGTAGGGTTGTTCATCAGAGATAATAGTACCAGTACTAAAGTTAAAACCTGTAGCTGTCTCTTCAGAAAGAATACCTACTTGAACTAAGTCGCCAGCAGCTTTAAAAGCTTGGTCAACCGCAGTTTCGACTGTTTGTACAAGACTCATTAGTTAGCCCTCCACCAACTTCCTTGAGCAAAAGCTCCTTGGTTAAAAGTCAGGGGAGCAATAAGCTGTGTTACTTCTGTTGGTACCAAAGGTACTTGTGGAGAAGAGCTACGACCTGCGTCACTGTTAGATAAGCTAATAGGACCAATAGAAATTGAGTCGTAGGTAACATCATAGTTGCTAGTTGCTGTTGGGTATTTTACAAGGTGCAAAGCTAAATAAGCTACTGCTTTTTGTAGTCGAATAGGTAAGGTTCCTTGATTGCAAGAAACATAAAGAGAAAGCACTGGGTCATAAAAACTAAGTTTAGCTCTAGGCCAAGCAAGAGACTGAGACGACGTTACCGCCGTCCCAATCCATTCATTTTGATCCAGAATTCGAGTTGCATCGACTAGCGCCTGTTCCTGCTGATCAGAGCTTGCGGCTTCCCAAAAAGGGTTATCTGCAAGATAAGTGTCAGCAGACTCTAAATAAGAATTTTCAAATAATGTTAGCGCCATGATGCTTCCTTAGGTTAAGGTGCTACGACTACACAACGCCGCGCATAGCGACGTAGAAGAGTCATCAAATGATCATCATTTTGTTCTAGTTTGAACTTAGTGATGAAGGCTTCAATGTCTACTGAGATGCCAGTAGCACTTGTTACATAAACTGGTTTTTCAGCCATTTTTTATACTACCGATTAAGCGTGTAGAATTGGGAGAATACCTAGGTTTAGAGGATCCATAGTACGAGTCCATGAAGCCGCAGTACCTAGAGTAGAGTTAGTAGCAAAGTTGTTAGTAGCGCCAACCCAGTCGTAACCCATTGGATGAGCAACGAAGCCATAACGATACCAGATGTTGGTTGAACCACCACCAGCGTAGCTAGCAGGATTACGATCAACTTCAGTAGCAACTGGCATTGGGATTTCACGGAAAGCAACTGAACCGGGCTTTACTAGGAAAGTGGTCTTAGTTGATTGGTCGTTAACGTTACCTGAAGTACCGAGGTTACCCTGAGCAGCACGAGTTAGGACTAGACGGAACTTACCACCAAAGATAGTTGTAAACTCGATGTTACCATCACGTACACGATCTTGGTCGATTAGGTTAGCACCACGAAGGTCTGCTAGAACTTCAGGTGAAGTGATCATGTAGACGTACTCGGGTTCGTAGTCTTTGTAGAACATACCCATTGCACGGAATAGACGCTCACCACGAGCAGCACCGATTTCTGAAGCATCTACTAGTTTACGAGCATCGCTTGTGCTTGTAGCGGCAGCACCGAAGGAACCAGCAGCGTTAATGTCGATGAAAGCACCGATAGAAGCTGAAGGAACAGTGTCAAAGTTTACAACGCCAGCACCAATAGCAACTTCAGAAGCTGCAACGCCCTTCATGATTGAAAGAACAGCGTTATGCTCGTCTTGAGCGCGTGACTGAGCGAAGTTACGAGCAAAGAAAGCTAGGCCGTCCTGCTGTGAGATGATACGCTGTAGGTTGACTTGTTCTGCACCGATAGTACGAGCATTCTTTACATAGTTTGCAATATCGGTTGAGATAGTTGAGTAGCTGCCATCGTTAGCTACAGTTAGTGAAGCATTGTTGATAGTAGCTGAAAGGGGTTTGTACCAGCGTAGCTGACCAGCGAAACCTTCACCGTTAGGATCTAGTTCGGTTGAAGCTGCAACCATACCAGTTGAGTTGATACGCTTTTCTTCAGTCCAACGCTCTTCTGCATAAGCAGAAATAGCGACTGCTACGTTCTGGAAGTTTAGATGATTAATGGGCATTTTGTTGTACCTTTTTAGTTTTATTTAGACTTTAAAAAGTCATTGTTCCTAGTTTACCTGATTCTGCTAGTGATAGAAGTTCTTCTGTACTCATTCCACTTAGTGTTTTAGGACGAGTAACAGTAGTTGAACCTTTGTTGCTATTAGAACCAGCACCTGAGTTCTCTTTTTGTTTAAAGAGGAAATCCTTGTTAGGATCCTTAGCGAAAGCCTTTAGATAGTCATAAATACTAGCACCAGACTTATGCACCCATGAACCATCTTGATCTTGTACAAGTTCAGGGAGAATTGTTTTAAACGCAGTTTCACGTGCGAAGTCATTACGGAAGTCGAGAGAACCTAAGTGCTTCTCTAGTTCACGATCTCGAGTTAGCGAAGTCAACCTTTCCTGCAGGATCCGGTTATTTTCTTCAAGCTCAACATTCTTCAGCTTTGAAGCTTCATAATGTTTTCCTTCATCTTCGAGTTGTTTGCGTTGTTTTTCTTGAGCGTCTGATTTTAGCTTAGCATTTTCACGTACTAGCTCTTCAGATTTCTTATAAGCTTTGTCAACGTTAGCCTTCATTTGCTTAAGCTCGTCAGCCACTAATTGTTTTAATAGAGCTTGATGCTCTTCCGCAAGAGAGGCTTTCTTTTGAGAAAGGTCTTGGGAGTTAGTGTCATTATTATCGTCTTCGTTATTATTGACATTATCGTCGTTTAGTTCAGCCATAAAATTTATTTTCCTTATTGCACAGCAATTGTCTAGCTTCTAGGTACAACTATAAGCCTTTGTCTTTTTTACTTTGGCGAGGGACTAGAGGGTCGAACTCTAACTTTGACTTTTGGAGAGTCATGTGCTGCCATTACACTAATCCGACATGGGGCGGTTGTTTAAAGTCCAACCGGACGACTGTAGGGACTTCTAGGGGTGCGCATCACTGTCATTGTTTTTGCTACGCAGGTAACAACCAGACCTCAAAGGAGAGGCGTAAGAAGTCTATTGTTTTACTGTCTTCTCCACAGGAGCTTTCTTCTCAGCAGGAGCAGGAACTTCTACTACAGAGTCTACAACAGTTTGTAGTTTACGCCATTGTGCTGAGTTAGGGCCTTCGACAGGGATACCAGCAGCAAAGGTTGAAAACCATTCTTTAAAGTCATTTAATTTCATTTTTATACCAATAAGTAGTTAGTTGAGGGTTAAAGTTACAAGAAGAACAAACAAGAAAAGTATTTCTGTTATTCCAAACTATCACTTCTTTTAATTTTCCTTCTTTACAGGAAGGGCAAGAGGAACCAGAGTACAAGTAGTAATCACGAGTCATGTTGTACCTCAAAGAAAAAGAAAGAAAAGTGGGGAAGGAGCAGGAAAGGGATGAACCTCTTCCTACTCTTTCAACTCCCTCTTCTTTATAGCTAAGAGGTGGTTACTCTCCTGAAATTGCGTTTAACTGAGCTAAGCCAAGAAGAAAGTATGCTGTTTCTCGAGTCATGTTACCTGAACGGACTAACATCTCGTCGTCTTTAGTAACAATTAGCATTAACAGTTCTTGAACTTCCTCTTTCATTGAAACTAGTTCTTCAATCACTTCTTCAATTTCGCTACGATCGTTTTCTGTGACAATGGGTTGCTTATTAAAAAGGTTTACAATCTTATTAGTCATATAGTACTCCACTGAACTCTCCGTGCAATTCTCTTGCAGCTTCGAGATAAATCTTTGTTGCTTCTTCTAAGGTATCAAATCGACCTAGGTAAAATCTTTTATTATTTTTCCTAATTCTTACTCTAAATTTTTGGTACTCTTTATCAAAATAGATACCTTTAGAGTTATATTTATTATTACACTGAGCTGCCTTGTTCATACAATTTTCAGAGTTAGTACACAGTCTTAAATTGTCTAAGCTATTGTTTATCTTATTTCTATCTATGTGATCTATTTGAAGTTTATCTGGAATTTTTCCTTTAAACATTTCATAAATTATTCTATGTACCATAAAAGACTTTTTATTTAAAATAACTTGTTTATAGCCTGAGCTATTAGTAGTACCCACTTGTTTACCAGCTACTTTTTTATTACAGTAATCCTCTAACCAATACAGATCATTATTTTTATAATAAAAAAATTTATTCCAATCCATCTATTGTCTTTCTATATTAAGGCCCAAAACCATAGTAATTGTAACCATCTTTGAGAGGAGCAGTAATTTCTTTTGGTTGAAATCCAGGATTAAAGTATCCTAGTCCTTCCATCTCTTTTAAGTACTTAAAGTATAGCTCATCTGGAAAACCCTCTTCTCTAAGTGCATCAAGAGTTGCTTTTATTTTGGGAAATTCTGCAAAACGTTTGTATATTTCTCTTTGTTCTACTAACAGCAATTCAATCTCATTAATGTTTAATGCGGCAGCATCATGAATAGTAGAGGTAGGAACACCAGCCCTACGACCCCAAAGATGCATTTGTCTTACAACACTAGCGTCGTCAGCATGCGTGCCATTAACGCCTAGTCCAAGTCTTACGTCTCCTACCTGACCCTTACCAAGTAACTTGCCATCTTCAGCAGACATCTGATAAATGTTACGAATATAACGTTTACTCTGAGGATCATAGAAACGAATTTCTTGCTGAATTTTAGGTCGATAGTCTTGGTATAGTTTTTTTCCATCGAAGGTTACCCAAGGAATTCGTACTTTACCAGTAGATCGAGCATAATCTTGTCCAATTCTTTTCCAAACGTCAATATAGGTATCAGTAACAGGAGCACGTTCTGCTAGCTTCTCAGACATAATCGCTGCAATACGTTTGAAATGATCAGGGCCAACTTGAGGGCCTCTACGGTTAGAGTACTTGTAAACAAAGTCAGCAAGATCTGGATGGATCTCAGCAGCCTCTGCTAGTAGAGAGTCGCTCACAGCTTTGTCAGGAGTGTTAGCAATCTCAAGGACTTCTTTCTTTAAAGCTAAGAGGTCAGCTTGAGTATCTACTGCTCCTAGAGCTTTAGCTTCTTTAATTTTAACATCAATTTGCTTAGTCAAAGCAAGATACTCAGCTCTCGTTGTAACAAGAACATCTTGCTTACGAAGAACTTTAGACAACTCAAGAGCAACTCGTGCTGCTTGTCCTGCCTTTCCCGCGCCATACAAACTAATCATAACTTGATACTTTGCAGCTTTGTTAATGTCTTCCCAAGTTAGATCTAGGTTCAACTCTTCCATTAGAGCTTGAAAACGAGGATCGGAAACAGTATCTTGAGCAACTAAGTCATAGATACGATTCTTTTTAACGGACTGAATAACATTACTGGTCACAGCAGCACCTCGGTCACCTGTAGCGAGAGCAATCATCTGTAGGCCGCTAGCACTAGCATCAGCTTCTCCAAGTAACTTAGACTTGTAGAGCTTGAGTTTAGCAGGAGTAAAGTCTCCACCTGTAGCTTGGTACAAACGATAGTACTCTAGACTGAAACGAGCTATCTTAGCAATTTCTGCAGCGTCTGTAGCTTGGATTAGAGGATTCTCAAGAAACTCCCTAATTCTTCTTTCTCTCTGCGTCTTGTAAGACAGTAGTCTTCCTACTTCTAGGATAGCCTGTTCATTTCGCTTAAAGATCGACAAACGACCAGCTTCAGTTAGAGCTTCAGTTCCCGGACCAATAACGCTAGCCATTTGGATACGTAGTTGGTGTAGCCCTTGAGGTGTCATTGCAACTCCGTGAGCAGTGTTTAGGAAAGGACGAACTACTTCACCCCCTGTTGGAGTTAGATAGCCATTATAATATACCCTGCCACGACCGTCAATACGGGCATGTACGGTGAAAGCCTTCCCATTAGCACGGTAATATCGGATAGTCTCCATAAGGCCGTAACCTTGATCTCCTCGCCTGACAATTTCTTCACGAAAGCCGTTAATTGAGTCATAGTATTCCGCTTTACCCCTCTGGTCTTTAAATCTAACTAAGTCGTCCATGAAGCTAGAGAACTCGTCGTCTACTTCATAACGAAAGGACATGGTGTGGTTCAACATGTCTGCAAAATCACCATCTATTTGTTTTTCATCAAACTTTGAGAACGCTGAACGAGTAACAACAGGAACTCCTGTGTCACGACCTCTAGCGTCTACATAAGTCTTTTTGCCCGGAGTAACATAGTACTTGTTCTCTGGTCGATCTACTCCTAGACGATTAGACAACTCTATTCTTCTGTTGTAGTCTTGTAGTTTCAACATAGTAGGGTCGATTACTTGCACTTCTCTTGAGACTGTGTCTTTCCAGTTGCCTGAAGGACGTCCAGTGTCTAGGTCTGTTGTAGCTCGACGAGTAACACCTCTAGAGTTAACTCTAATTAGACCTTGTTCCCGAAATAACTCAAGAATCTTAGAGCCTTGCTCATGATAGTCTTCTAAAGAAGAACCAAAGATAGGGTAGACAGGATTCCAAGTTGACTTAAGACTTTTACCTAGACTAATAGCTAGAGAGTCATAGTCTGTTGTAACACCTTCAGCTACTACAGCCATAAGGTTAGACATAGAACGAGTTACTTGCCCTTCAATAGGACCAAGTGCCTTTTCAATAAGCAGTTTCTCTAGTGTAAGACTTCTTCTTAGTCTATAAAAAAACTCTAGGTCTACAATGGAACGATACTCTTCACGAATGGTCTTGGTAATAAAATCAATAAAACCTTCTTCCTTGATTTCTAGGAAAAGAGTTAACCAGTTTGGAGTCAACTTCTTTTTAAGGTACTTTTTAAAAATCTTCAGCCACTTGTCAGGAGACTTACCATAACGGGTATAGAAGCCAATTGGATCGTCTTTATAGAAAGTAGAACGAATAGAGCGTTTAATAAAACTTTCCTTCAGCTGCTCGTATAATCCTTCTGGTTTTTTATTGGGACCAAAGAAGTAAGCTGTCCAAGGAGCTTTACCACGATAGTAAACACTTCTTGCAAGTTTGATACCTTCAGTAGAAGCCCAGTCTTGAGCATAACGTTCATACTCTAACTTTTCAGCATGTAGCTTACTAATAGGCAAACTCTGCCCTTGGATCATTACAGCAGGTTCATTAGGGTCACCTTTAAAACCAAGAAACAACTCAGAACGAGAACGTGACCTTCTATCTAACAGTCTAGATACGTTAACTGTAGAGAAGTTCATTTCTGCCCTTACTGTAGCCACAAAGTTCTCCCAAGGAACAGGATTCTTTTGATAACGTTCAAAAAGAATACGTAAGTTCTCTACTACTACTGTTTGTTGGTTTACTGAGACACGATCTTCTAACTGATTTGTGAAGTCTTCAATAAACTGTTTTTGATTACGATCTAGCAACTTAGACTCTCGCATGTAGTCAATACGTTCTCTTAGTAGGGTAAAGTCTGGGTCATAGTAAAGAGTAGAACGAGTCTCTCCTGTAAAAGGGTCAAAGGTAGAGTTACGAGGGTTGAACTCATTGTTAGCTTGAGAACGAACACCACGCTTACCACCTAGAGTAGTACCACGAAAGTCGGTTAAACTTATAGCCGAGTTGCTGTTTACAGAGTCTGAGACGATTAAGTCTAACAAGTCTTTTTGGACTTGCTTTGATCGTACAATTTGAAAAGGGCGATCTACAGTAAGGAAACTAGCTTGAGGGTCTTTTCCTCTTTGTGTTACAGGACTGAAGAAAGTTAGTAGATTGTCTTTTACTCTTACTGCACTAATATCTAGTGGTCGCCCTAGAGTACTGAAGAAATCTGTTAGACTCAAGGCTCCTCTTTCAAACAAAGAAACTTTTTCTTCTGAGCCTAACTTGTCTAGCTTAGTTGCCATAGGTTGACGAGTTAACCATTCTGTGAAGGTTTCCTTAATAGGTAAAGAACCAGAGAGTAAACCGTCTGCGACTGAGCCTAGCTTCTCTTTGTTGAGTCGATCAGAAGTAGTAGCCAGCATTTCTTTCTTGCTACGTAGTACAGGAACTAGAACAGAACGACAACGCCAGTGCAAAGGTGGACGAACCTTTAGGTTGTCAGCAGATTGAAAGAGGTTGTCATAGCGAGAGCATAACTCACTGGTCCTAGAGTCTAGAATAGCTGTAAAGACATAGCCAGAATAAACTTCTTTGTTAGCCTCTAGCACTTTCTGTCTTACAATAGAGTCAGCTTGAGTAAAGTGTGTAGTAACTAGTGTTTTAGCTTGGTTTTCGGTCAACTTAGTTGTAGACAAGACTTTCTTTATTACTTCTTCTTCAACTTCGCCTGACGCAATACCTTTACGAATGATAGCACTGATCCTAGTTAGTTCGGAACCACCTATGTTTTCGAAACTCTTAGTCATAGTAGGATAACCTTTTGTTTCATTAAAAAGCTTAAGAGGTTGACCAGTAATCTCTCTGGATAACTGGCCACGATTTACAGACTGAACGCTATACCAGTCTCCAACAGAACGTCTTAGGTTGTTAGTTTGAAAGTCTAGCTCTGCTCCGATAAAGTCAGAGACTGAGTTAGCACCAAGAGAGTAAAGCTCTTGAACGTGACGAGCTACTTCACGTTCTAAGCCTAGTCGATCTTTTAAGTCTTTACCAAGAAGTTTTTGAAGAAAACCACGATGTCGATTTGAGGCTTTTTCTATTAATAAGTTAGCTACCTCCTGATAACGACGCATTGTTAGCATGTGTTCGATTTGTCTATCGAAAAGTTCTTGAGTTAGACTCATTAGTTGTTCCTATCTATGGCCAATAACTGTTTGCCGAAAAGTCTTCAGGTATTGGGGAGTAAGCTTCTAGTACGTCTGAAGCAACTCTTATAGCTTCGATCTGATCCCAAACTTGCTTGTATAACAAGTACTGGCTAGCTTGTTCTTCTGTCCAGTTAGCTTGACCTACTATAGCTAGTTGAGCTAGTCCTGCTGCAGAATTACGTTGTTTCCAGTCTGGTGCGACGCTAAGAATACGACGTTGTGCCTCTAATTTTACTTGTGACACGAGGTTAACTTGCATAGCAGCTAACTGTTCAACAGTGTAGTCTTTAACTAACCAAGTACGATACCATTGATTCTCTCTGTTTACAAAAGGACCTAGCTCTAGGTACTGCGTTGACGTGTCAAGTGAGGGTTGGTTATCTTGTTCACAACTAAAAACATTAAACTCCTCAAGCAAGCTAGTGCTTACTGTTTGTGGGAAAGAAACATCAGGATTGTCGCGGACTAATTGTTCTACTGAGTAAAGCTCAGGTACGCCATTTAATAATTTTATGTGCATAGTTTTTTCCTATTATGTAGTAGCATTTAGCACAAAGCTGTGATGAATTAGAGCACTACCACCAACTAAAGGTGTTATAGTTCTGTTAGTATTTACACCGTTTTGTATTTCAAAAGCAGTTATTAACTGTGTAGTACTCCCAGTAATATACTCCTGATTCCAGTAAGTTTCACTGTAGCCTCCGTTAGCAGGCCCATTGTAAAAAGAGCTTGCTGCAAAAACTATATCAGGAGAGGTATAAATTGACGTGTCTTTAGTTCTAGCAGTATTGGTTTCTACATCTGTAGTAAGAGAAGAAACAAGAATCCCTGTCAGCGGTTTACTAGGAGTAAAAGTTGCTAGTCTAGTTTTACTGTAAGTGCCTAGTATAGTCGCATTAGTAGTGGTAGCCAAAGTTAGTACACTACCCAAATCACCAGAAGTTAAAACTTTGTAAACAACTCTTTGGATTTGTCTACCAGCGCTGGTAGAAGACGTAAGAGAAATTTGTGTCCAACCTGTTGGTGTAGGAGACATTTCACCTTGTACGGAAGTATAGTGTAGCACAGCTAGGTCACCAACTAAAGGTCCTGTAGTAGGTACTGTATAGGTTCTGCTTCCACCATCAATAAAGTTAGTAAAATTGAAAGAAAATGACAAAGTAGAAGCAGTAGTAACACCCTTTTGCATTAGTTTAGATCTTAACATTATGCTACGTTCCCTGTTATCGCGCCATAGATAACGGTACCTACCTTCCAAAAGGTCAAAACAGTCCAACCAGTAGTTGCTAGAGTGGGGGCTGTGCCACCTACCCAGACAGGTGCCATTGTAGTCCAAGTAATTGCAAAGGCTGTACCGTCTGCAATCATTAACGTCATAGAAGAACCTGCAGGCCAGTTAGTGGGTAGTACAGGAGTGCGAGAAGCTGTTAGAGTCCACTGTTGTATTGTACCGTTACTAGGAGACAAGTCAACAGAAGCTCCGTCTGTAACAGTAAAAATTGTTTCTACCAACGCGCGGCTAAGTTGTACGTTACCGTTAAAAGTTTTATCACCACCAAAAGTCTGAGTACCTGTAGTAACTAGACCAGCGAGAGTAGTTGAAGCAGTAGGAAGAACAACGTCTGTTCCAGTTGAAGAGTCAAGCTGCACTACAGTACCTGAAGAGACACCTAGACTAAGGTTTGTTGGTGTTTGGTCTTTGTTCTTCCATAACCCTGATGATAACTCGTAAGTGAGAACTTGATTGTTTGTAGGGGTAGTAGTAAGAACATCTACGTCATGCAACTCGTCTAACTCAAACCCATTTTGGATGTGAGCAAGAACTCTACCTGAGCTAGCATTAGCCTTGACTACCCAACCAAGAGAAACAAGATGGCTAGGGGCTGAGGGTTTAACTTGTGTAAAAGCGCCAGCAGTAGAACTAAGATAAATAGGCCCACCTTCTGTTAGTCCACCAGTGTTTAGGTTATAGATTAGTCCTGCGGTAGTTACCAGACCTTCTGCACCGTTAAGAATGTTTGCAACAACAAGCCCAAAGGTTTTACTAGAGGTAGCATCTGTAGTGTTGTTAGCTAGGGCAATCGAAGGCTTCTGTCCTTGTGCTCCGTTGATATAAACAACAGAACCTTTAGTGACAGTCGAGCCTGTACCGTTATAGACTGTTAACTGGCTTACTTCTACCGAACCAAACTCGATAATAGCGTTGTTAGCATCTTTAGAAAAAAGTTTACGATCGGCAAGATTGAGAGCAAGCTCACCGATTTCCAAGTCTGTAGTCAATGGTACCTTTTCAGTAACACTAGACTTTTTAAGAATAAGTTTAGTAGCCATATAGATGACTCCTTTCTATGGTCAATAAGTTCCACCATCTAGACGAACGTTTTGTAGAGTGTAGTCACCCATGTCCCAAGCGTCGTTTGTTTCGTTCCATACGAACTGTACGTTAGTACTAGTTCCACGTTCTACTTCGAAACCAGCATTCTGAGTAGGAGTACCTACCTCGTCTGCGTTAAGAATAATAATGCTGTCACCAATGCTAACGTTATTAGAGTTAACGGTTGTAGTAGTGCCGTTTACAGTAAGATCACCTGTAACAACAACAGCACCACCAACGTTAAGGCCTCCTGCGATACCTACACCGCCAGAAACGATGAGAGCACCTGTACCTACCGTAGTTGAAGCTGTAGCGTTTGTTAGTGTGACTGCGGTTGCGGTAGTAGCTCCACGACCTGTTACAGTAGCTAGAGTGTCTGCTTCTGCTGTTAGATAAGAGCCAGCAGGTTGAATACCAGCTTCTGCTAGAGTGTTGTTGATCCAGCCTGAACCAGTCCACTTAAGGAGTTCGCCAGCTGCAATGCTAGTAATAGTAACATCAGTTAGACTTGAAAGTGAAGAGGCAGAGGAACTACTTGACGTCCAAGCAGTACCATTGTAAACCTTTAGAGTATCGTTAGCAGAGTCGTACCAAAGGTCTCCTTCAGCAGGAGCGGTAGGAGCTGTAGCACCTACGTAGGCAGCACCAATAGGCACAACTAGGTTAGAGTTGTTTTTAGCATAAAGTTTACGGTCAGCTAGGTTAAGTGCTACTTCTCCGATTTCAAGGTCGGTAGTTAGTGGGACAGCTCCTGCTGTTGAAGACTTCTTTAGAAGAATTTTAGTTGACATTAGTAGTTGCCTCCGGTAATAATAAGATTAGGGTTGTTTAAGTTGTTAGTAGCTACATAGTGAGCGGTACTACTATTGTAAACTAGCATAGAACCATCTTGTCTGTTTGTGTTGTCGATGTCACGAACCCTACTAGTTGTCAGCCTATAGTTTTTGTAATTAGAAGAAGCAGCTTCGTAGGCGAGATAGTCACCGTCAGCAAGACTGTTTATAGTAACGTCAGACAGTCCACCTAGAGCTAGGCTACTGTTTATGTTTCCAGCTATGATTTGAGTTACAACCCCTGAAGAGTTAGTTACTTCGATTACTAAGTCATTGTCTTGATTGATAAAAGCATTGGTAACTGTGTCGCCTTTAGAACCTTGCCCGCCAGTACGAGCTAGAGAAACAATATACTCTTTATTTTCTAAAGAAATCTCTATAGTGTTGTTTTTAGTTGTTAAGTTATAGTTCATATTAAAACTCCGTGGGGGAGTATAGTACTTCTACTAACCCTCTGAGAGGTTTCCAGATTTGCTGTTGGTTACCTACTCCGGGGTCTTTTATTTCTAGTTCGATATAACCATAAACAGGTTTATCAGGTGAAGGTTGAACTGTCCAGAGTGAAATCAAGGCTTCAGGAAAAACAATCTTAAAAGTATTGTCAGTGACAGTAGTGTCTAGTATAACTAACTGTGTAATCACACCTGAAGGCCTTGCAACAACTGGGATTTTACCGTCGCCTGTATTCAGGGCTTCTATCACTGTTACTTTTAAAGTGTAACCTGTTAAGTTAGTTAGCCACTTCAAGGCAACTTCCATGTGAAGCTGTTCACCGTCTACGATACTTGTTAAGACTGCTCCATTGTCCGAGATCAGGTCTTGGGAAGCAGAAGTAATTTTACTACGTGCCATAGGTTGTCTCCTCTAACCGAGCCTCAGCTGGGTTTAATTTCAAAAGTCCTTCATTGAGGAGAGTTATTTCTTTTTATTTTTCTTCTTCTTGGCTTCTGACAGAGCAATAGCTACAGCTTGTTTTTGGGAGTATCCACGCTTCTTTTCTCTACGAATGTTAGCTGACACTGTTTTTTGTGAGTAACCTTTTTTAAGAGGCATTAAGCAGACTTTCCGGGTAATTGTAAGCAAGTAGCTTGAATAAAGAAAGTTTGTGGTGAGGTGATAATAGACTTAACAACATCTAATTCTTGTTCACAAGCCAACTCAGTAACAAAGACTTTTTCTGTGTTGTAGAATACTTCACAAGAGCGAACATCATTTGTAGCACAAACCAGTAACATAGCTAAAAACATTATACTGACTCCTCAATACTCATACCTGAGTTATCTTGAATAAGAGGATCTTGACCGATCTCTTCCATACCTAGTGTGTCGTCATAATCAGAAGGAAGAATGTCGTGTTGTTTAGCTACAGACAACCAAACAGAACGAGGAATTAACCGATTCTGATACCATTCGGTAACTAACCGTGCCCACTCAGAACCTAGAGGCGTAGGGTTAAAGTCTGCTGACAGCTTGAACTCTAGTTCTTCAACTTCGAGGTCGCGGCCATAACGCCAGCGTAACATCAACTTAATAACTTCACCAAGAGTAGAAGACAGCTTGTTGTTTAACAACCCTAGTTGTGCAGTAAGACTAGAGTTTTTGATTTCTAGCGCAATACCAGACTGGTCACCTTCAGGAGCAAGAATACGGACACCCATTCTTGACATCTCTGCTAGGCTGAACTCAATAGCTCGATCCATGTCTACAAGCGCATCTGTTGGAGTCTTGAAAGCATCGATTTTGTCGTTCGACCCTAGTTTGATCCAAGAGCCTAGTCCTGAGTTAACTACAGCTTGAAAGTCTTCTGTACTCATGTCAGAAAAGATTACAGGAGTAAAGGTAGAAGCACCATACATCAAGTGGTTACGACGAGAGACCTTGTTGTACAGAGCAATTTCCTTGTCGATAAGAGGAGTCAACATAGGAGTCTCTAGTGACACTTCACCGTTTAACGGGAAGATAGGCAACTGGTTCATAGGCTCGCCCCACATCATTGGAGTAATGACTTCTCCGTCTGCAATCCAGTGGTCGTTACTAAACAGCTCTGTACCAAAGATTTGAGTCATTCGAAGATCACCGTTAATCAAATCTACGGTAGCTTCGCCTTCTTTCTTGTAGTACTGTACTCTATAAACACCAGCTTCGTCTAGGTAGTGATCTACTGCAACGATGTCTAGGTTTGGATGCCACTCTGAGTCCTTGTAAGTTCTGCCAATGTAACGGAAAACAATACGAGTAAGAGTAGGACGACCTGTTGATCGGTCAATACCTGTTTGCCAGTTAATAACGTCTTCTGCTCGCCAAAGTACAGGGTAAGGAGCAATCATCTTCTTTTGGTCGGGGTCTAGTTCGGTGTAGTTAGGTACTACAGGGAAGTCAACAGAAACCCAACCACGAGAAGTAGAAAGCTCTTCCCAGATAGCAGCGTCGAGGAAAGAAACAATTGGACGACCGTCTTCAGTGAAACGATTACGGATCCAGTTTTCAGCTTCTTCGGGTACTCCCTCTGGGAAGTTAATTTCAGGAGGCTTACGTAGTAACCCACCAGTAAGAATTTTAGCATACTGAGAGGTTAGACCGGGCAGTTCTGCCTCTGCCACATACCAACGATACTGTTCTTGAGACATACGAGGACTAAAGGGTACGAGTAGGTTTGTGTAGTTTACACTGTCGATGTAACGGTCATGTTCTTTAGAGTACAGCTCTCCATTCAGTACAGCACGGCAACGTTTCCAGATACGAACCATTGATTCATATTCGTAGCTTGGTGTTCCAACACCAGACTTTGAAGTAAGGGTAGGTATTTGTGTCATAGTTTATCCTTCTAGCTCTGTCTCAACAAGAGTCAACCCCATTAGGGCTAAGGCTTCTAAGCCAGAGACGCCAACTATTACAGTTAGCTTATCTGGTGTTGCGGTAATAGAGTCTGATTGTGTATAGCCTTCTAGCACACCTGAAGCCACTCTGTAGAGAGTAGTTCCGTCTGTCCAGACAGGAGCAGTTTCAACAACGTTCTCGTCAGTAAAACCGGGTGGGCAAGCGATAGTTACAACTTCCATGCTATAGGCCAAGCACATGGCAAGCTGATTGCTGTCTGCAACGGGTTCTGCGACTGTGATACTCATGTGGCTTACGCAGCTACAACAGGAAGGCTGGCGTTATAAGCAGCACGGGCAGCAGCGATACCCTCTTCAGGTGTGGCTACGGAATACTGGGCCATATACGACAGTGCAGCCATGTTCATTACCATGTCCACATAGCCCTCATCTGTGGTGATTTGGACGGTCGGTTGAACGTAGGCAGGTACGGTGGTGACGGTGTAATCAGTCATTTGCAGGCTCCTTGGCTTGAGTGGCTTCTTCCAACTTGGCGAGAAGCGTTGCGGCATCTTTTACGGCACGAAGGCCGAGGGCTTTTACGCCAGCGTCCAGCAGCCCAGCGAGGGCTTGGATTTCGTGGTCGGTGAGGGTGAGGTTGATCATGTTATACTCCGATTACAGTCCAGTTTGCTCCGTTGTAGTTAACGAGAGCATAAGCCGCGCCACCGCCTGCAACCGTAGTGCCGATTGTGGGGGTCAGTGCGTTCGTCACGCGGGCGATCATGCCGACTAGCGGTGTTGCGGGAAGGGTTGCAACGGTGAGGGCTGTCACAACTTGGACAGAACCAGTGGTGTCAAACGTAAGGCGATTCAAGTTGTTTGAGCGGATTGAGAAGCTATGGTTACTCTCTGTTCCGATATAGTTGTTTACACCACCAAAATTATACCAGACCCCAGTCACGCCAGACCTAATATTATAGATACCTCCGCTTACTGATCTCAAATCTCCAGATGCAGTGACTTCAACACGCGTGGTTCCGTCCGTCTGGAGCGCCAGCGCCCGCGCTGTCCCGGTGCCAAGCTTTTCCGTGCCAATCGTCAGGACGTTCGTTGCCCACTTCATCACCCCACGCTCATAGTTTGATACGTCTGTATAGCTGTTGTACAGGTTGAAGGCTTGGGCGTTCACGCCGTTGCGTTGGCCGAGGGTGTTGGCTGCGTCGCGGAGGATAGCAAGGTCGGTCGGCGATGCAAAGTTGTTCGTCGATGTGAATTGGAGGCTTCCTGATGTGCCACCAATATTGATAGACCCAGAAGAATGAGCCCTAAACCCAAGTCCAACGTCGACAACATCAGTAAATCCCGCCGCACGGGAATTCAGAATACCATCCTTTGTCACAAGAAACTTACTCACCCCACCAACCTGCAAGTTTATCAGCAGGGAGCCAGAAGCAGAGGCAGTGTCTGTGACGTTCATCTTTACAGCGGTGAAGGTAGTGCCGCTGGCGTTCCAAGTGTCAGCGAGGTCGTAGATATAAGCCATGATTAGGCCCTCCGTTCTATAGTTTGGTTGAAGCGGTCCAGCACCGCAGTGTTGTCGCGGGCGAAGATGGTGGTGGAGATGTTGTTGGCAATGTTGATGCCCGTCTTGTCACCAACATAAATCTCAGTGGAGGTTATCTGTGTTGCAGTTAAGTTAGCCCCGAAGCGGACGATCAGGCTGTAGATTTGGCCGTTGAAGGGGAATGTTGTTCCACCACGACGACCGATGTAGAGGGGGTAGGCAAGGAAGTTTCCTGTGCCGCTATTGGTAGTAGTGGACTCTTGCGTTGAGGGTGTTGCCCCATTAACTCGTAGGGTAATTTCAGATGCGGGGGTTAAACCTGCTATATCGCTTGTAAATGCAATTACGTTAGTGATGGGTGCTCCGTAACCGACTGCGTTTTTTACTCCAGAAGTAGTACCACTGAGAGCATATGAGTAATTTGGAGTAGTTGTTGCACCCCCAGCAGAACCATCAACAAAAACTCCAAAGGAACCGGTAGATAACCCAGAGTTTACTGAAAACTCCATGACTGTTTGTCCACCGTTTGCCAGCTTCCGCACCCCAGCAAAGACCTGAGCCTTGTCAATTCCCGGTGTGATGGTGGGGGTAACAAGGAAGTCATCTACACCGTCGAAGGACAGATACGACAGGGACTGCACCCCGGCTTCGGTCACGTCATACTGTGTGGTGACGCGCTGATAGGCTGTGGCGGTGGAGCCTGTTTCGAGTTGAGCGCCCCAGATGTAGGTGCCGGATGTGCCATTTCCTGTGTAGTTGCCCCCACGGGGAGCGGTGCCACTATCCATCAGCCACAGGAAAGAGCCGCCTGATGCCGCTGCCAGAGTGCTGGTTATCGTGATGCGGTAAAAGCCGTTCGCTGCTGCTGTGATAGTCGCCGCCGTGTACGTCCCGCCAGTTACAGTACCGGCCTGAAGGTCAAAGTTTGCGTGGTTCGTGGACAGGGAGGTGGACCACAGCAACTGGACATACCGCGCGCCGTTTGCCTGCACATAGTACGAGGCCGTGTGCGCTGTAGCGGTTGGAGTTGTCGGGAACACTTGTCCGACGCCAATCTGCGTGGTTGCAGCGGCAGATACGATACGATCTGCGGTCGTTGTGCCATCGGGGGCCAAGGTAGTGTTTGCCACAACAGTGCAGCTATCTTTAGACCAAACTGCGTTGCTGAAATCCTCGCTCCACAAGATTTGGTTCCTCCGACCACCCAGAGGCACGATACCATAAGTAGGGCGGGAAGCAGTAGTGGCTTGGGTGGCGTGGAAGCCGGGGAGTTCGCGGACGGAGACGGATGTGACTGAGATTGCACCGACCGATGTGGTCGAAACGGCGAGACTAAAGTTGCCGCTTGCTACGTTAGCTTGAACAAGTGCGGTCTTTACGCCAGTACCGGAAAAAGTGGCTACCGTAGACCGCGGGTTGGAAGTCGAGCTTAGGATCACAGTGTAGTTGGCAAGGGTTGTTGAGGTAACGTTAATGGTCACCTGATACCAATTCCCCAGCACAAAAGAAGACGTGTTGGAGTAAGCAAGATCAGTCCCACCAGCTCCGGTCTTTTCAGCAGTAAACGCACCGCCTGTTGAAGAAAACACGTCCCAAGCCAGACCGGAATTTGTCCACGATGATGCGGTGAAATCGCTCCCCAGCACCAGACCCTTAGACTTATCCAGCACCAGAGCAACAGACTGCCCCGGAGTGGTCACAGGGGTAGTACCTGCGGTGTCGGTGAACATAGTGGCGGTCGGGAAGCGTTCGACGACTTCGGTG